TGGGTGGCTTGGATTGGAACGGCTACAAGAACGGCGACCCGAATTATCGAGGGCAGGCGTTTAATACGCACGCCGAGCGCAACATCAAGAACACCGGCGGCTCCTGGTTTGCCGTCGCCCACAACACGACCAGCGGCAAGGGGCAAAACCCGGATGGGCGCCAACTTGCGGACGGCATCAAGCCGGGCGGGACATGGTGGCACGATCCCGGCTCGGCATCGAGGACCAGCGGCAGCCGATCCCCCGCCCGCAAGATGGCCAGCGCCATGATCGCGAAAATTCCGCAGCCGCTCGCACGCCATATCGCGCGGACATTCGTGCCTCACGTCGAAGTCCCTCGCCTAGCCGTCGAATAGGTAAGTACCACTGCCGAAAGCAGTCGAATTTCATGTCCCGAGCCGGCCGAAAGCGCACGCAACGCGGATATTTGTCCCGCGAAGTCAAGGACTTGTCTGGCCGTATCGCCACCAGCGAGCAGCCGCATCGGCGGACGCTTCCGGCCAGCCTGCGGCTCTCCGAGAAGGCCGCAACGGCGCTCGGCCGGGCCAATCTGGTCGGCCTGATCACCGACGAGCAGCACGAGGCCGGGCAGCGCTTTCAGGTGACGGTGGGCGAGTATCGGGCGAGCATTGGGGCACCCGGCAATGGCGCGCGCGGCGGCGGCTATGCGTGCGCGCCGCGGTGGGATGGCGAGCGGATGGTTTGCTTGGCGGCTGTTTGCGAGTGCCGGCGGCGCTGGGAGGCGTTTGAGGATGCCGCGCGCGCGCTATGGGACGCAGGCAGTACGGCGGCGTCTGTGGTGCGGTGGGTGGCGGTGCTGGGCGAGGAGCCGGGGCCAATGGTGAGTTGGCTGCGGGCCGGGCTGACGGCGCTGGTGGGCTTCTACGGGCTCGATCGGCGGCGCACGCCTTGACGAAACGTGAAAACAGGTATCCTGTATGAAATATAAAATTGTTGTGTTGCGCCCTGTCAGCACAGACGGGCGGTTTGACCTCACCCACCCATCCCTCAGCCCACTGAACCGCCCGTTTCCTTTCCCGGCCGGCAGCACGCCGCCGGACCTAGGGTGTGGCCGCTTTAGCGGACGGCCATATCCCCTCACATGGATGGCTTCACGATGTCAGTAGGGCATTTGAAGCACGAGGCGAAAACCACCGAAGAGCTGTATCTGATACTTGGTGAGGCCGACACCTCGAAGCACTACGCCAAGCCGGTCAAACTCGATACCAGCCACGATATCCCCTATGCGGGCGGCGTGTCGGTCGACAGTCGCATGGTCTACATCGATCGGCGGCTGTACGACGATGTGCGGGCCGGCAAGGTCAATGTCCGCGGCATGGGCTGGAAACAGATCATCAACTGCTGGGTTGAGCACGAGCACACCGAGAAGTCGGTCGATGACGGCGACAATCCTGTTGACGTGTACCAGGCGGCGCACGGCATGGCGACCGCCAAGGAGTACGAGGCGGCCGAGGCGATCCTGGGCAAGGGCAAAGCCGATCGCTACGAGGATGCGCTAGAGGGCGCGCTGGCCGCGTGCGAGAAGCGCGATCCGGCCAATCCGCCGAAGGATCTGTGGTGCGGCCCGTACCTCGATGAGCCGAGCGCGCGCGACAAGGAATTACTGCGGATATTCAAGGCCAAAGGCGTCACCGACGCATTCAAGCTGGCGAAGGGCGATCCGACCGTGATGTACCGCATGGCGGGGCGCAAATGCGCGGACTGCGCCATGTACGAGCATCCCGGCAAGGACTTGTCGACGTGCGAGCTGGTGTGCGGGCTGGTGCGGAACAACCGACAGTGTGAGCGATACGTTTCCCGTGAAACAAAAGGCAGGCGCTGATGCCGAGCGTAAGCCAATCCCAATCACGCCTGATGGCGGCCGCGGCGCACACGCCGGGCGGCTATGGCGGCGTGCCGCAGTCGGTCGGCAAGGACTTCAACGCAGCCGACACCGGCAAGAAGCGCTCGGCGCTGCCGGTGCGCGTCAAGAAGCTCAAGAAGCGCGGCCTGATCTCCGATCGGGCGCTGGATAAGGCAAGGAGCCGGAAATGAGCAAGAAGCAGGACAAGTACGCCGAGCACGAGGACGCGCCGGTGGCCGAGGGCGACCTCACGCCGGCGCAGCAAGCCGAGCTCGGCGAGCAGGCCAAGCCGTGGCTGGAGCGGTTCAAGGCCGCGGTGGACGATGTTGCGGCCCGTCACGCACAGGGCACGGCGCCGTCGCCGGCCGTGGTGGCCGAGCTGCGGGCGCTCTACGCCGAGATGGACCCGGACCCGCCGTCTACCGAGCCGGAACCCAAGGCGACATAGTCGCATAGGAGGCGATCATGGCTGAGAGCATGAATGCACTGGCGCGCCGCGGCTTGGTGTCGTCCAAGGGCGTGCAGAACGCCATCAACAACTCCACCAAGGTGCAGAAGTCCAAGATGGCGCCGTTCCATGGCCGGCAGAAGGACGAGGGCGAGGCGCACGGCCTCGGCCACGCCATTGCCAGGGTCGATGAGATCAATGCCAAGGCCACCCAGGCCGACCGCGCCAGGTCGGCGCCGAGCCGCAACAAGGGCATGAGCGGCAAGGTAGGCTCGGCGCAGCGCTCCAAGTCGACGCAGGGCGGCCATGTCGGGGCAAGCCAGACGCCGACGCGCTATCAGATCGACAAGTTCCCGCGCGGCCAGGGCAAGACGTTCCCGGCGGGAGCCAAGGTGAGCGCCAAGGGCAAGAAGAGCGTCGGCGTCAAGGGCCCCCCGGCCAAGCGCACCGGCGGCCCGGGTGGCAGCGGGCGGAACTACTACGGCGGCGGCAACCGCAACCCGCCCGAAGGCGGGTAAGCTATGGCCAATGCACTGCGACGAGCCGATCGGATGAAGGTCGAGACGATCGGCGGCGAGCAGTTCACGGATGCCGCCGCGGTCGTGGAGGACGTGCCGACCATGCTCTCGGTCGACCCGCAGGCCGACAAGCTCGCCAAGGTCAAGGCCATCCGGGCGCAGGCGCAGGCGTTCAAGGCATTGCTGCGGGAGTTCGGCTCCAACCGATCGTTCTCGATCTCCCGGCAGCGGATAGAGGAGGCCGTCCACTGGGCGGTCGATGGGATCATCAATGAGCGGACCACTGAAAGACCCCCGACGTGAGTTGCTTGCCCAGGCGCTGGCCAGCGGCAAGAGCATGGTGGAGGCCAATGAACTCGCCGGCTATGCGAAAGGTAAGCCCTGCACTGGCACGAACGGCCATCGCCTCGCGCACCATCCCGCGGTGAGGGCGCGCATTGACGAAATCCAGGCCACCGCCATGGCCCGCACCCTGAAGCTCCAGGCCATCGCCGCGGTGCGCTCCGCGACCACCGTGGCCTCGCTGATCGCCGAGGCCGAGGAGGCCCGTGTCCTGGCGATGAAGATCAAAAATCCCGCCGCAGCCGTCGCCGCCATCAAGGAGAAGGGCATTCTCTCGGGCATGCGGATCGAGAAGAGCGAGCATCTGAACCGCAATGTTGAACAGCTCACCGACGACGAGCTTGCCGCCTATCTCACCGCAGACGGCGGCGCGCCAACTCCTGAAACGACGACGCATTAGGGCTTCGCTGGTCGCCTGGGCGCGCCACTGCGGCTATGAGCCGGCGCGGCACCATCGGTTGCTGATCGAGAAGCTGACGCAGGTTGCCAATGGCGAAATCGATCGTCTGGCTGTCTTTATGCCGCCCGGCTCAGCCAAGTCGACTTACGGCTCGATACTGTTTCCGCCGTGGTTCATGGCTCGTGCGCCTGGCCGCTCGATCATTGCGGCCTCGCACACCACCGAGCTGGCGCAGAAGTGGGGCCGCAAGGTCCGCAATCTGATCGCCGAGCATGGCCCGACGCTGGCGGCGGTTCTTTCGCAAGACAGCCAAGCAGCGGGACGCTGGGCGCTTGCGTCGGGTGGCGAATACTATGCGGCAGGCGTTGGAACAGGTATCACCGGCTTCCGCGCCGATGGCGCCATCATCGACGACCCGATCCGGTCGCGCGAGGACGCGGACTCCGAGACGGTGAGGGAGCGAACCTGGGAGTGGTACAAGTCGGACCTGCTGACGCGGCTGCGCCCCGGTGGCTTCGTGGTGCTCATTCAGACCAGATGGCACGAGGACGACCTTGCCGGCCGGGTGCTCGAGGAGATGGCCAAGGGCAGCGGCGACCGCTGGAGCGTGCTGTCGCTGCCGGCCGAGGCCGAGGAGAACGATCCGCTGGGCCGCGCGCCCGGCGAATGGCTGTGGGACGACGCCTACGGCTATGCCAGGTTCCTGGCGCGGGAGAAGGCCACCCAGATCCCGCGCAACTGGTCGGCGCTCTACCAGCAGCGCCCGACACCGGAGACCGGAGACTATTTCAAGGAGGAGTGGCTGCGGCCGTACACGAAGGCGCCGGCGCGCGCCACGCTCAACGTGTATGGCGCGAGCGACTACGCCGTGACCTCGGACGGCGGCGACTACACGGTGCATGTGATCGTGGGCGTCGACCCGGAAGGCAAGATGTGGCTGCTGGACCTGTGGCGCAAGCAGGCATCGTCCGATGTCTGGGTCGAGGGCGTCTGCGACCTCGTGCTGGAATGGAAGCCTTGGCTGTGGGCCGAGGAGCAGGGCCAGATCAAGTCCGGCATCGGGCCGTTCCTCGATCAAAGGCTGATCGAGCGCAAGGCCTGGATCGGTCGCGAGCAGTTTCCGACCCGCGGCGATAAGGCGGTGCGGGCGCAGTCCATCCGCGGCCGCATGGCGCTGCAGGGGCTGCACGTCCCGACCGCGGCGCCCTGGTATGCGGCATTCCGCTCCGAGCTCCTGAGCTTCCCGGCCGGCAAGCACGACGACCAGGTGGACGCGCTGGGGCTGCTGGGACAGCTCCTCGACCAGGTATCGAGCGGGCGCAAGCCCAAGGCGCCGATCCTCGAGGAAGAGACCGGCTACAAGCCGTTCGAGAACGAGCCCGTCACCGATAGCTTCCTGGCAATGTAGAGGTGGGTAATGGCATTCGGCGGCCTCCCGGCACGATCGCAGAGCAATCCGGGCGATCAGCTCCCGAGGCGCAATATTCTCTCGGGCGTCGGCGTGCTTGGTGGCCGGCAATTCGGCGGCGATACCATGGGGCGCCGGGCGGCGCAGAATAATCCCGGCTTCAAGTCGCAGACCGGGACGGTCGGCAACTGGGGCACCGAGGCACCCGACGAATACGACTTCTCGGGCGACGAGGACGGCTATTTTCCGGTCACGCGACTGCGGCAACAATACACCGACTATCTGGCAACGAAGGTGCTGGAATATGAGGAGCAGAAAGTCTCGCGCCACTATTACCACGGCGCGCACTGGACGGCCGAGGAAATCCGCATCCTCCGGCAGCGCAAGCAGCCGATCATCACGTTCAACCGGATCAACCGAAAGGTTGACGGCATCACAGCGCTTGTGCAGCGACTTCGCCAAGACCCGAAGGCTTTTCCCCGATCGCCTAAGAATGCCGGCGGCGCCGAGCTCGCCACGCAATGCATCCGCGCCGCGCTCGACGGGATGGATTTCAAATATCTCGACTTCGAATGCACCAAGCAGGCCGCCATCGACGGCATCGGCGGGATCGAGCTCAAGCTGATCGAAGGCGACCATGGCGACCCGGATATTGGCGGTGATTTTATTTTCGGCGATGATTTTTTCTACGATCCTCGTTCTTACAAGCCTGATTTTAGTGACGCCCGCTATATGGGCATTGCTAAATGGTTGGACGTGGAGGCGGCAATCGAGCTTTTCCCCGACAAGGAGGAAGAGCTTAGAACCCTCATGGTCGACACGGGCTTCGATCTCACGACGCATTCGGATCGCGAGTTCAAGTGGGTCTATGTCAACGAGCAAAGACTTCGACTGATCGAGCACTGGTACAAGCACAAAGGCAAATGGTACTGGGCATTCTATTGCAGCTTCATTTTGCTGGATCAGGGCGTGTCGCCGTTCCTCGACGAGCGCAACAGGCCGATGAACCGGTATGTCATGTTCTCTGCCGCGGTCGACCACGATGGAGACAGATATGGTTTCGTCCGCAACCTCAAAGGCCCGCAAGACGAAGTCAACCAGCGACGGTCCAAGGCGCTCTTTATCTCGAACGTTACGCGCACTTTCGCGCAGAAAGGCTCGGTTGACGATGTGGAAACAGCTCGCCGCGAAAGCTCGCGCCCCGACGGATGGGTAGAATACAACAAGGGCTTCGAGAAGCCGATGCCGGACGATCGGCAGGCCGACCTGGCGGCCCAACTGCAACTCATGCAGACAGCGACGAGCGAAATCGATGGGTTTGCCAACATACGACCCGACGCCATCGGAGCGGATGACAGCACGTTTCATTCAGGGG